TTTACTCATTTTATACTCCTTAATTTTTATTGAATATAATCTCTTAATTGTCTTAGAAATATTGAAACTTCATTTCCTAATTTATCTAATCTTATTTTTGAATCACCTGAATTAAACTTTGATTCTTTAAGTGCTTGCTTTTCACACTCTTCGTTATAAAAATCTTTAAATGAATTAGTTGAACTCACTTTTTATCCTTATTGTATATAATTTTTTATATTTCTAATTATAGCATTAAAATAATTTGATTTTGATTTATCTATATCAATGTTTTGATTAAATTGTTTTTGGATAGACGGCAAAACATTATTGAAATTAGATAAATCTATATTATCGTATTTAATTTTTATACCATATCCAACTAAAGAATTTTCATTGTCGATTACGATTTTAACATCAACATCTAATCCGTCTTTTTTCAATTGTTCTCTAAGTAAATCGCTTTCGCTTGATACTAATTTAGATATTGTCTTGATATCGTCAAAATAAAAAATCATTTCGCATTTTTTCTTATCTATTTCAGAAACCAATTTAACATTCTCTAATTTCATTGATTTATTAATCAATCTCTCAAAACTATAAAAAATAAATCAAATGCAGTTCCTGCTTCATTTAGTGATGATTCTTTTAAAATTTCGTGATTATAAAATGTTTTAAATGTTTTAAGTGTATTTTGCATTTTATTAGCCTTTTTATTTTTTATTTAATAGAATTATATTATAGAAGACTTAATATTTAATTAAAGAATTATAAATTTAAACTTAAAACACTAAAAAAGTTCTTTTTCAGTCAAAACTTTAAATTCAAATCCATTTTTTCTGCAAAATTCCCTAGCATATTTCCATTTTACCTGATTTAATTTAAAAACAGGATTTTTAGGATTATATGCTTGCTGATAAGGTTTTATTTCTATAAGATAAATCTTACCTTTTATATTTATCATAAAATCTATATAGTATCTATGAATTTTATTATCTAAACCTAAGTATTTAATAGCAAATGGCTCACTCGACCATTCTATTACGTCTTGATTTAAATCACAAAATTTAAGAAATTTTAACTCCCAAGAACTTCTATATGTTGGATAAATTTCAGAATTCATCAATTTATCAACAGGCTTAATATATTTCTTTTCATTAATAGGTTTATAAATTCCTTGCTTCCAACTTGCCATTTTATCGCTTATCAACTTATCTTATACTTACTTAAAATAAACTAGCAAACCATTACAGGTGGCAAATCTTGCCATTTACTAAGTAATTCTTCATTTAATTTTTCTATTTCCGATTCTGCTAAACTTCTTATATCAGCGTAATTAATCGTTGCTCCGCCTACAACGTTTGCTGAATACTTACCTAATACCACTGATTGCATTAATCTTGATTCTGCCACTGCTCTACGTTGAACCCACTCTTGCTCGTATATCGAATCGCCGTTCTCGTCTTGAATATATCTAGTTCTACACTCTAATAATAAATTTCCGTGATAATCTTCAAATATATATAATTTTTTCTTATATGAATTATAGTTATAATTAATTTCTTTATCTACATATTTTTTAAGTTGAGTATTAAGAGATGAAATATTAATCATAAATGCTAATGCAGTTCCTAATCCGTCAGTTATCATTCTTGAAACGTTATCATCAACATATCCACTTAGGTTAGATGATACAAGCATTGAGTCGTATTTTCCTAGAGTCATAATTTCTTCAACTTCAGGTGCTACATTATACTCGCCACGTCCTTGACAAGTAAATTTAACATATTGTATTAACTCGCCGTCATAAGCAATATTAGTAAATTGTCTAATTGATTTATCAATTGCTTGATTTAATTGTGCGTCTGTTAATTCTACTTGTAATTGTGGATAACCTAATTCAAGTTTAATAATTTCTCTTAATTCTGCTTTAGTCATTTAATATAATCCTAACTTAAATTAATATTATTTATCATTAATAATCATTATTAAATTATAGTTAAATAAATAGTTTTAAACATTATTTAATATTTAATGGAGCAATTAATGAATTCTGAAGCAAATGAAATTTCTGAAGTTAAAAAATTATCTGATATATTTCCCCCTGAATTAGTTGAGTATTATAAACAAAATAAAAATCTTATTACTGAAGAATTGCTTGATACATTAAGAACATATGGCAATGATGGTAAGGCTTTAGCACTTGAAATTTTAGATACACCAATGGACGATGAAAAATATCATCTTGACGCTTTTGGTAATAGAATTTTCTTTAATGGAAATAGGCAATTAAAAAGACCTTTTACAAAAATGCCAATTGCTAAAATTCACGAAATAGAGATTAAAAAATGTGCTGATGATATATATTATTTTATGGATAATTATATAAAAATTACTACACCTAAAGGATTAAATTTTCCTGAATTAAGAGAATATCAAAGAGAATTTATATATGTTATTAATAAAAAAGAAAATGAAAAAATTATTAGTTTGCAACCACGCCAAAGTGGTAAATCGGTCAGTGTCGGTATATGGATTTTGCACGTATTTTTGTTCCAAAAAGATTTAACAATAGGTATAGCAAGTAATAAACTTGCAATGAGTAAAGAATTTGTTGATAAAGTTAAGAAAATGTTTTTATCTGTTCCAATGTGGCTACAATGTGGAATTTTAAATTGGAGTGTATCTACTATTGAAGGGGAAAATAGAATTAAAATTTTGTCAGATACTGCTTCAGATTCATCTTTCAGGGGTTTCAGCGTAAATTACCTTATTGTAGATGAAGCAAGTTGGATTATGGGAACAGATAGTTCAGGCACATCATTTAAAGCCTTTGCTGACTCTGTTTTTCCAGCACAAGAAGCCCTAGCAAACAAAAAAACTATATTAATATCAACAGCAAATGGTAAAAATCACTTTTACGATATATGGGAAGGTGCAGGCGAAACTAAAGAAACATCTGATAACGGATATGTAAAATATGAAGTAAAATGGCAAAATGTGCCAAGACACAAACCAACAGGCGAATTATATGAACCTGAAGAATTTAGAAATTCTGTTATAAAATCTTATGGAGCAGTTTTCTTTAACCAAAATTACGGAAACGAATTTATAGGTTCATCAAATACCTTAATTGATGGTAAAGTCTTAGCAAAATATCAATATCAACAACCTGATTTTGTAAGAAATCCTGGACTTAAAATTTATGAAGAGCCAATTAAAGGACACTCTTATATATTTGGTGTAGATTCTGCAAAAGACGGCTCTGATAGTTTCGCTATACAAGTTTTAGATATTACAAATTTTAACTTTAGGCAAGTTGCTACTGCTAAATTAAAAATAGATTATCTAAGAATGCCTGAATTTATTGATGATTGGGCTAAATATTTTAATAATGCCTTTGTAATAGTTGAAAATAATGAAGGTGCAGGTCAATCAGTAGCAGATAGATTATATCTTGAATTTGAATATGAAAATTTATATTTTGATAAATCAAGAACTTCTGTTGGGTCTAAGAAAAAATATCCAGGTTTTAGAACAACAAAGAAGTCAAGAGATATTATTTTGCAAACACTTAAAACAATGGCAGAATCTGATAAATTGTTAATTCAAGATAAAGATACAATAGATGAATTATTTAATTTTGTATTAAAAGATAATAAGTATCAAGCAGATAATAATAAACACGATGATTTAGTAATGGCTTTGGCGTTGTGTTTTGCTATATTTGCAGAAGCAAGAAACTTCAACGAAATGAACGAAATAGTAAAAGAATTAGATTCTAAAAGTTCAGATTCTGATTTAAATGTTTCAGATTATTTAATTATAGGCAATTTTGATATTTTAACAGATGATAGTAATAATGATTACTTAAATGATGAAGATTTTAGTTCTAAATTTGGAAGTTTTGATTATATAGAGTAGTATTGTGTAATATGATAAGGGTTCAATTAAGAACCCTATCAAAAAATTAATTAGTCCTTTTTGGAACAATAAAATAATAACTAAATATACCTTAAAAAACACTTAAACACTTAATTTTTTAGTTCTTAGATGATTTTAAACCTGGTCTAGTTCTGACGACATCTGAAAATTCGTCATCATCAATATACCAAAATGGCTTATAACCATCTTGATAATACATTTTACCAAAATCTGATGGGTGGCTTGCAAGATGTGCTACAACACGATAAATATTTGTCATATTTGATTTATCCCAAGCAACATCTTTTCTTGCTCTAAGAAATATAAGCATAGGAGTAAGCAAAACACCCAAAATAAATGCTAGTATAGCAATTACGACATAACTCATTATTTAATCCTTTATATAAGATTAAATTATTTATACTTTTATCGAATTGAATATATCATTAAATTTTGTATTATCAAACTCTTTACAACCACTATAAACCATTCTTGCACCGCTAAATCCGTGATATCTCAAAGTGTCGAATCCGTCTATTTTTAAACAATCTTGCTGTTCTTGCAAAACTAATGTATTATGTTTAAATCTTGTATAAAATAAATCAATTTTACCATATGAAATATTTTTAAATACTTTTCTTGAAAATTTAGGTTTAACACAATTATTACTTGTTGTTATTTCTGTTAAATCTAAACCGCCTTTTTTACCAACAATAACTGAGTCTTGATTGTAATATACACCTAAAGAAACAATCTTTTTCTCAAAATTTTCATAAGTATCTCTAACATTTACAACAAAATATGTTCTTTCTTCAACAGGTCTTTCATCAGGTAGATTTTGATTTTCAATAAATCCACCGCCTACTTTAGTTACTAAATATCCAAACGTCATTAATCTTGCTTTTAATTCTTTAGAATCTCTTAAGTTTTCATTATATGTTTTTTCTGCACGACAAGCAGAGATAAAAGCAACATCATAATTTTTAATGTGCTGATATGCCCTGCTTAGTGAAGTTTCATTTAGTTCAAAACCTAATTTATCAGTTTTAACATTAGTAGTATTATTACTATTGATATTATCTAATAAATCCATAAATTTACTCATTACTTATCCTTAAAAGCATTAATTCCATAAACAGGTTCTATATTTTCCTGAATTCTTAAAGATTCATCTTTTATATTTAATTCAGTTTTCTTTGCTTGTTCTCTTATAATGCCTTTTTGCATAGCACCCAATTGATTAAAACTTAATTGTTCTGCTGTAAATTCATTATAACTTTCAAACGTAAAATGTTTATTGCCTATTTTAGAATAATAAGTTTTAAATTTCTCATAAGAAACATTATTAAATTTATTCAATTCCCCTAGTCCGTATCTAGCAAAAAGACCAAATTCGACCCAAGTTTTAGTTTCTTTATATCCTAGCATAACAGAATCTTGATTATATCTCTTGCCTAATTTCTTAATAAAATCAAAAAATTGTTCTGTCGGTATTTCTTTTAAATTTACCACAAAATAAGATTCTTCATCAACATATCTATCATTACCTTCTTCATCTTTTTCAACAAATCCGCCTTTGATATTTGTTACACCAAATCCTAAATTTAATAAAGATTGCTTAAGTGTTTTATTATTTTCTTTATTCTCTTTAAGACTTAATTCGCCCCTAAATGCGGTAATAGTGGCACAATCATAATTATTAATATGATTATAAATTCTTGATAGAGATGATTCATTTAAATCTTGTTTATCAAAATCAGGATTTTCTTTATCAAAATCATCACTTATTGTTTTAAGATACCATTTACCCATATTGTTGGCTTTTTTAAATGTTTTAAACTCAAAATCATCGTCATCAATAATACTTTCAAACATAAAAGGTCTGCCTTTAACACTTGAAAAGAATTCGCCTGCTTTGCCAAATTTCTTATTTGATAATTTAACTTCTTTGTTAAAACCTGGAAAATCTGAATTATTTGTTCCGACTAGAACCCAATATGAAGCCTTTGCACCAAATGCTATACTATCTTGTTGATAAATTCTACCAAGTTTAATTAAATCTTGTTTAAGTGTGCCTTTATCGTCAATATCAACAACAAACCAAGACAATTCTTTAACTTTCTTAGCATTATCTGTATTATAATCTTCTATATAATTACCATCAATTTTTGTTACACCATATCCAAGTGTAAGCATTTTTGCTTTAAGTTTCATTGAATTTTCATTATTTTGTTCTTCTGATTTGTCGCCACGACAAGCCGATATCATTCCGCAGTCGTGCTTTTCAGTGTGACTCCAAACTCTACTAAGACCTGATTCATTAATTTGTTCTTGTGTTTTTAATTCTGTTTCGCCAAATAGCAAATCACTAAATGATTTTGGATTTGTTTTATTCATTTTTTGAACCTTCTTGATTTTTTATTTTTGATTTACTTGTTTTATTTGCCTTTGATTTCTTAAATTCTAAATACTCTTTATATTCATCAGAA